GAATGTTCAGGATGAGGAAACGTTCAATCAACTGGTCGAGGAAATTCGGGCGGACGGGTTTGAGCATCCGTTGAACGTCGTTCCCTGCACGTGCGATGAGATCGACGGCGAACACTGGATGATTATCGGCGGTGAGCATCGATTCAAGGCGGCGACGTTCCTCGAAATGGAAGCGGTCCCCTGTTGCGTTGCCAATTGGGACGAATTGGAAGCGAAATTCAAAACGGTCAAGCGGAATCTTTTGACGGGCGAATTGAGTGCTACGAAATTCACGGCACTTGTCAAATCGTTGGAGGATCGCGTAGACCCCGGGGCGATGCCACACGCGTTCGGCTTTTCGTCGGAGAAAGAATTCAAACGGTTCCTCATCGAAGAAAAGGATGATAGGGATCGCTCGTTTATGGATTCTCTGTTGGATGAAACACGCAAGGGAAAATTTGCAGTCGATTCGATCTCGGATATCATCTCCACCATATTTGGGGAGTGTGCCGAAACAGTCGACCAAAACTTCCTATTCTTCACATATCGCGGAGCTATCCAGTGCGTGTGTCTCTGTGATGATGCTTGCCTGAAATCGGTCAAAAACATGGTGCAGCATCTCAAGGACACGGGCGGGGATATCACGGTCTTCATGCAGGAAGCAATCGACGCCCGTCTTGAAGGTTGACACTCCCCTGGAAATTGGGTATGACTATCAGTAGTCTCCGATTTTTCTAGGGGAATCCTATGTCTACTGCATCGCCCGATTCGTCGACAGTTCTGCCTCTGACGGGACTGTTGCGTGAACTCGACAAAGATCCACGCGAGGCATCCCCCGAAGAGTTGGCACTGGTCCCCTCGGATGAGGCGGAAAAGGTTCGCAAACTTCGGGTCATGTCCGATTCTGAAAAGCGGGCGGAAGCATTTCTGATGCGGATGGATGGTGTTCCGGTCAACGCTATCGCCAAGGGGTTTGGCGTGAGCACGAGTACGGTCTATCGCTGGCTTCACGAACACGCGGACGAATTTCGAACGCACTTCGAACAGCGGCCAGCGGCGAACGTGATTGTCGAACACATGCAGTGGCTCGGTCGGCTGGAGGAAATGTGTCTGTACGAAGCGAACCAACTGAAGGACGATGGCACAATCATCGATCCGAAAACAGGCACGGTGACGCGTATCGACAATGGACGTGCGAAGTCCATGAAGAACAAGTTTCTGCAGTCGGCAATGCGTGCTCGTCGAATGATGATTGAGCTACAATTGGACACGGGTGTATTGCCTCGTGAGCCGTCCAAGCATTATCATTCTATGGTGAATGACGGACGTGCAGCCGACGAGGAAAAAACGGCTCACAGGACTCCCGAACAAGTACGGGAAGAAATCCTAAAACTCGCCGAAACCACCCGCACACTATGAGCACCGCAGTAGATCCCGCTGAACCTCTTTCCGACTTCGAAATGCGTCAGCTTGAAGTCATGGAAAAACTTCTGGCGATCCGCAAGGCCCGTTTGGAGTTTGCGACGGAGCACCATTTGAACACCAAGGGTGAGCGAATGGACTTCGAACACTATCCGCACATCCGAGCGTTATACAACAGCCTCGCGGCGGATATTGTTCTGCAGGGCTCGGTTCAATGTTTCAAATCGGAATGGTCAGTGATCGATCATTTCGCGTCAGCCTATGTCGGCCTGTCGATCTTCTACGTGGTTCCAAAATTTGAAGCACGAACGACCTACGTGCAGAACCGAATCAACCGAGTCGTCGAAAACGTTCCGGAGTACAAAAAGATCGTCAAGGATGGGTTCTTCGATTCGGTTGCGATGAAAAACTTTGGAGCGGGTGTTATCAAGTACGTTGGTTCGAACGTGCTCGCTGACTTCAAGGAATTTCCTGCCGACATGCTATTCGTTGAAGAGGTTGACGAGTGCGACAAGCAAAACGTTGAATACGCTCTCGACCGTTTGCGAGCTTCGAAATTTCAGTTTCGTCGATACCTCGGCAACCCGAAATTACGCGGGCGGGGGATCAATGGTTTCTTCCAAATGTCGGATCAGCGTGAGTGGTTCGTCCCCTGTTTGGAGTGCGGGAATTTCCATGAACTCGATTGGTTCGAAACGGTTGTGAAGGCTGTATACGATGAGTCGGGCGAAGTGGTCGACTATCTTCTGCGGGATGAAATTTGGGAGCCTGGGTGTAGACGCGATATCAAAATCATTTGTCCGGACTGTGGGGGCGAACTGGAACGGGCAAGCATTCGCGGCGAGTGGCGACCGAAAAATCCGAAAAGCCAAATCGAGGGTTATCACATTAGCATGTTGTGCAACCCTATCAACTCCGTATCCGGAATGTGGGATCGGTTTCAGAAGGGTCTAACCGATCCCGGGAAGATGCAGCAATTCTTCAATTCGGATTTGGGATTGCCTTATTCGGCGATGGGTAGTAGGGTGACAACCGAAGTGTTGGACGGTTGCGTGGAGGATGGGTTCTCGTTACAAATTCAGCCCGACTGTGCACACGTGCGAGGAAACTCTTCGGACGGTCCCTGCACGATGGGAGTTGATGTTGGCGGCGTGCTCGACGTTCAAATCTCGCAACTGGTCGAGCGTAATAATCGAAAGAAATTGTTCTTCGGAAAGGTTCGGACGATTGACGAATTGGTCAATCTGTGTGAGCTATACAACGTTGAAGTAGCGGTCATGGATTCGATGCCCGAGGCGACATTGGCCCAGGACTTTCAGGAACTTGCCCCGTGCGACGTTTGGTTGTGTCGTTATCGGAATGAAGGAACTGATCGTCGGCGAACCTACGACACACGAGACCGGATTATAAACATCGACAGGACGGAAGCACTCGACCGTTCGTTTGCGAAGTTGCGAGCACACCGAACAATTCTTCCGGAGAATTATGAGTTGGTGCTTGGCGGTGCATTCCTTCGCGAAATGTGCAACCCTGTCCGCGAAGTTGTTGAGGACACGAAGGGCAACGCAAAATACGAATGGAAAAAATGCGTAGACCACCAGCGGCACGCGGACACGTACGATCTGTTGGCGGCTGAGTTGGCTATCGAATCGGTTCTGGACGCAATTGAGGTAGGATGATGTCTGACGAACACGAAAAACCTGAAGTGGTTGAAGACGGTCCACTCGCCGAAGCGATTCGGGACGCGGCTGTCCCCTGGGACACTGCGGAAGAATTCGAAATCAACGAAGCCTTCATCACGGAAGAGGGACGCGTCACGTCGGCGGATGACTTTGCCAAGGAAGTCATTCGGAAATCGATGCGGTGTTTCGACACGGATCGGATTGAGTCCGAAGATACGCGACAACTGATGTCGAAATCATTGGTTGAGGGATCGACGCAGTCGGATCGCGAAATCGGGGACGCTGACATTCAGATGGATAAGGTGAAGGTGATTGAACCTCCGTACCCACCCGAACTCTTGTCAGCATTCTTGGAGGTTGACGAAACGCACTTCCGTTGCGTTCGGACGAAAGTCACAGACGCGGTTGGTCGTGACTACTCGTTTTCTCCTGCAGTGAATCCGGGCGGGTTGCAGCATGATCCTTCGAAATTGTCGGACGCTGAAAAGGCGGCAATGCGGAAGGAACTTGAAATGATTCAGGCGTTTGTCGAAGACGCCAACGACATGATTCATTTTGAAGGTGTGCTAGATCGGGCGGGGATGGACTACGAGGCAATCGGTTGGGCGGGCGTCGAAGTCGTGCGATCTCTCGACATGAAAATTCGGAAGCTCGCACACGCACCCGCGACACGCCTACGCGTGCTGAAGGGTTGGCGGGGATTCGTGGAGATTCTCGGGGCGAACAAATTCGTCTACTATCAACCGTTCGGTCAGAAAGTCGTATCGAAACGCATCGATCCGATCACGAAGAAAAATGAGCCGTACGATCCTCGCCAGGACGGTCCTCTGGAAGCGTCGAATCCAAAACTGAAATGGAACCTCATCGACCGCGAGACGGGCAAACCGACAACCGATATGTCGCGTGCGGCGAATGAGTTGATTTGGTTGACGAAGCCACATCCGAATACGATCTATTACGGAATGGCAGACGTGCTTCCCGCACTAGGTTGGCTGTTGGCGAACGTACACATTCGCGACTATGTTTTGCAGTTTTTCGAGCACAACACGGTTCCTCGATACGCGGTGGTGATTGAAGGTGCTCGGCTGTCGGAACCCGTGAAGAAAACGATCACTGAATATTTCGGTTCGCAAGTGAAGGGGAAGGCACATAAAACTCTGATTATTCCTGTGCCCGCACGCGGGACGGAAGTGAAAGTGCGGTTCGAAAAACTCGACGCGGACGCCCAAGAGTCTTCGTTCCAAGAAACCAAAAAGAACAACTCTCAATCCATTATGACTTCGCACGGAGTCAGCCCTGCGATCATCGGAATTTCGGAACATTCCGAACTCGGTTCTGGCAAAGGATTATCCCAAGCGGAAATTTACAAGGATCGGATCGTCACCCCGTCACAGCGACTTTGGGCACGCGGGATCAACCGCATGTGGAGACTCGGTCTCGGAGTGACGCTGGTCGTTCTGAAATTCAGCCCGTTGGACGTGCGGGATCGCAAGTCTGAGCAAGAAATGTATGTCGGCTACATGGAACGCGGGACGATGACAATCAACGAGATTCGGTTGAAGCTGGATCTTGAGCCCGTGGAGGGTGGGGATCGTCCGTTCATTATGACCCCGCAAGGCCCGTTCTTCATCGACGAAATGACCGAAGCGTCGTCGGCGGACAAGCAAGCCTTGGAAGACGAAATTGAGGCGGTCAAAAACGACATGGCGGCGAAAGCGATGGCGGACAAGGTGAAAGCCGACGCTGAACGCAAAGCCGCTGCGGAAAATGGACCCCCGCAAAATGGCAACGGTAAACAACCCAATTCCGGACCTCCGAAGCCACAGCCTGCAGCTAGTTAATTTGCAGCGATTGATGATTCTGAAATCGGCGGACGTGGACGCTCGCCGATACGCAGAACGCCAATTTGAACAGTGGTTGCGTGGTTTCTATCATCGCTGGTTCGAAAAGATTTCCAGGCGTTTGACGCTGTCGGGATTCTTCTCGGCTGCGGTTCGGCACGCACATCTCATCAAAAGAGTTGGGGAGCCCATAAAAGAACGTCGCAGGCGTGTGGACGACGCATTGGGGGAAATCTTCGACCCGATAGTCAACGAGCTATTTGGAGAATCTGAGCGGCGGATCTTCGCGTCGAAACATCGACCCTATTATCGGCTGATGTACGAGTTCGGGGCGGTGGAGGGTTTGCGGTCTATGGGGTTCAAGGCCACATCACGGCGTGTGAAGCATGTGGAAGACGTTGCGAAGGCTGTTCGTCCGGACGGGACGGTTGTCTTTCAATTGACGGACAGCGAGCTAATACACTCTCTGGAGACGCGTACGATACGCGTCGGAAATGGACTTGCCCCCGAAGTCGTCAAGGATGTTCGCGGGATGGTTCGCGACAACGTCTATTTGGGATCGGCGGACACTCAGGATATAGCCCGTATCGTGGCGAGCGGTGATGGTGTTCCGGAATGGCGTGCGTTGAAAATCGCCCGCACGGAATCTCAGGCCGGATTCAACACAGCAAAAAACGAAATGTATAAGCGGTCGGGTGTGAAGAAAAAGGAATGGTACACGGTCGGGGATAGTCGGGTCCGTCCTCCGCATTCGCTGAACGAAGCAACCGGGGCGATCCCCATGTCGTCACCTTTCCCGAGCGGGCAAATGCACCCGGGAGACGGAGTTCTGTCGGTCAATTGCAGATGCTCAATGATGCCTGACTTATCTGATCCGAATCTATTGCTGGAGCCTTGGGACGGCGGTCCTGTGCCCATGCCAAAGGGAATCCCACCCGCTGATCTTCTCGGCGGGGCGAGACCCGCTGGAGCCCCGACAACTGAACCTCCGGTCTCGTTTTTGGATAAGCCCCCCGTCGAACTGCCGGATGACCGCGTAGCGTTGATAAAACTCCGCAATCGATTGGTTAAGGAAGGAACTGATCCTGACGCATTGGCAGCGGCGGAAGCGAAACTCGCAAAACTGCGTGCGGCTGATGATTTGGGACAACCGAAACCACCCCCGAAACCTAAGCCGACTCAAAAACCAACGGACGCAGATCTCGACCGTGTGGGACTTGAACATGCCGAGGATCTCGGCGAAGAACACGCCAAACTTGCGAAACGTCCTGCTGACACCGACGAACTTCAGTGGGTCAAGGAAATGACCGAAGACGAGTTTGAGCACGTCGCTGGTTGGATCTACGGCGACGAGATGGGCGTGAATGGATCGTTCTGGACAGGGGACGAAGCCCTCACAGTGAAAGAAGCGGCGAAACGCTACTACAAACCTGTGCGTGACTCGATTGCTGCGGGTAAGCCGACGCCGGAAGCAAAAGTGTTTATGCGTGCGATTGAAAAGGGACGGGAAACTGCACCGTTTCGCGGCAAAGTTTATCGCGGTCTACACAATCTTACTGATGACCAATTGCAGGCATTTCAAAAAGGAAGCGTTGTTGAACTCAATGCTCCAACGTCTTCGGCGGAGGGGATCGATCAAGCGTTGCGATTTGCGAAGGGTGAGTTTTCGGATCTCGCGTTGGGGAAGGGTAAGAATCCGGTCATTATGGAACTCCGCACGCGTACGGGCGTGCGTCTGCGGGAAGTCACGCGAAATTTCACGGGCGACATTTTGGATGAAGTGATTGTTCAAGGCAAGTATCGTGTCGTTGGGGTGGTGGACGACGTTCGCGACGGATTCAAATTCAAGCGGGTTATTCTGGAGGAAGCAAAAGCGAAACCGAAACGTGCTCCACGTATCAAACTTTCAGAGGCGGTAGCCGAGGAAGCTGCGGAAGCTGGCGTGCACCCTACGGATCTTCGTGGATTTCTCGACGACATTTATGAGTCGGAAGTGCAATACGTTCGTGAATACCAACAAGCGAAGGAAGGGATTCATCGGGCAACGAATTTGAAGGCATCGGATCTTGCACATCTGGAGAACCGTGGATTCGATCACGCGTCGAACATTCCAGGCAAACTCGGTGAACGCGTTGCACGGTTGGACGTTCAAGCGTCGTCGCTCGCACGCGAATATCCGATCTTGGAGTTAGGTGACCCTGATAGTCCGACTGCGGATCTAACTGCGGCGTTGTGGGATAAGTTGCGGGAATCGAAACCGCTCATTCCGAAGAAAACTGATCCCGAGCTATTGCGGCAAGCATCACAACTGGCGTACGACGCGGGAAGTCGTTCGGGTCAATCCATTGGGCAAGCGGTTGAACTTGTTGAGGAAATTCCTTTCTAACTTCTTAGCGTGTAGGTGGTTACGATGGCGGACACGCCGAATCCAAACGAGCGACGGTACGGTGAGCGGTTTGGTGACTCTGGGGAAGATCTGGCTACGTTTTATCGCGTGCGTGCACCCGGGGACACTGAAAAATCTGAAGAATCTCTTGACGAGCGTTCTGACAATCCTTAGATTAAGGGCAACTCTTGCCGAGGGTGGGTCTATGCCAAGCGAATTAGTACGTGAACTTCTACGTGTCCCTGCTGCTATTCCAGTGGCGGTGGTTCCCTCTGATCCTGAAGCCGATACTGTAACGGTGAAGGGATTTGCATCGGTTGAAATCGAAGACCGTTCGGGCGATCTTGTTGCTCCGGAGGAATTCGATATCGATCAATTCATGGCAGCACCGAGCCTGATGGTCAACCACAAACTGTGGGTAGACCCTATGGGCAACGGAGTGGCCGTTGGTCGTCCGATGGAAATGTACGCGTCGAAACTCGTCGACATTGGTAGTGACGACAATTGGGGCGTGTACGATCTGAAGACACGCGAACTCGTCAACGAATATCCGAAGGTCAAAGTCCCGAAACTCAAAGCGGGGGATCGCGGGCTGTTCGTTGTGGTCGAAGTGACCGAGTACGATGTCGTGAAGATGGTCAAACGTGGCGAACTGTCTTCCTTCTCTTGGCGTGGTCTAGTTCAAGTCGACTACCAAACAAATCCGGACGGCACTGTTTCCCGGGTGCTGAAGAACATCGATCTCTACGAAATTTCCCTCGTGAACGTAGCGGACAATCCGAGTTCGACGTTTATGGTCGGGAAAATGGTGGCGGGGAAATTCGAAGGTGAGCCGTCCGAGGATACCTTGGCGGTTCACGTCGTTCGACTTGACAAGAGTCGCTTCGAAACTGAAGTAATGGCTCTTGAATATCTGAAGAATCACGATTTGGATTCTGAATCTGTGCGGTCGACTGACGAGGCATGGTTCGCACGTCAAAAACCCGCCGACGATTTCAGCAGTCTGAACGATCTTGTATCTGTGAAAATGAGCGACGGCGTTTTCGTTGTAGCTGGCCCGCTCACTGCCAGATTCTCTCCGCGTAAGGGTTTGAAAGATCCGCAACAACACTGGATCGGTCAACTCCTTGGGAGTGAAGCTGCCGAAAATCTGACCAATTTGTATTCGCCTGGATCGGCTGGCGAGGACGCATCGAAAGATGGTCATACTTCATCCGCAAAGGAGAAAACGATGGCGGACGACGCTGCGGACAAGGGCCAGACGGACGATCAAACCGACGCTGGCGAAGACAAGGAAACCACCGAAACGCAGGAAACCCAAACCGACGTGGAAAAGGGTCTTGCGAAATTGGCGGACGACGTTTCGACGAAAACGGCCAAGGCCGTCGCCGAAGCAATCGAGCCGCTGTTCGGCGGAGTTACCGAATCCCTCAAAACCGTCTCGACTGGACTGGAGCAAATTTCGTCCAAGATGGCGACGGTCGAACCCGACGCGGACACCGAGACCGCGACGAAGGACGCAGACGAAACGGAAACCGAAACGGACGAAACGGAAAATACGGAAGACACGGAAACGGAACCCGATGGCGACACCAAGACCATCGAGAAAACGTTGGCGGGACTCACCGATGGTCTCACCAAACTGAACGACAAGGTCGCGGAAGTTGCGAAGACCGCCGAGGGTCTCGCGAAAGCCGCCCCTTCCGGAACCGAACGGGACGAGAAAGTCGAAACCGAAAAGACCGGCGAGAAAGACCCGAACAACTGCTTCGACAGCACGTTCGCGTTCCTCGGCGGATCGGAGTAACGTCCTCGGAGCCGGATCGTATTTTCCGAAAATCAACCTCCATTTAAGGAGATAAACTGTGGGTTCTGAAATCAAGCTGCCGTTGGATCAACTCATGCAGAAGTCGGCAATCGACGAGACTTCGCTGCCGAACTCTGTGTTGAACCGTCAGCAAGCGAATCGCTTCATCGATCTCGTTGTCAACGAGTCGGTGTTGCTCCAAGAAATTCGCGTCGTGCGGACGAACAACTCCAAGGGCGAAATCAACAAGTTGGATCTCGGTACGATTGTGACCGAGGGTGCACACACGACGAGTCGTGCATCGACGCGGACTCCCACCGAGTCGGTTGTCACCTACGACATGGAAAAGTATCGGTCGGCGTTCGATCTGAAGACCGATTTCATGGAAGACAACCTGGAACGGTCGGGCATTCGCGACACGCTTCTGAGCATGTTCACGAAGCGGATCGCAATCGACACCGAACTCGCGAGCATCGAAGGCGACGACTCTTTGCCCACTGGCGACAGCCAAACGGCGGAGAACAACCTTCTCGGCGTGAACGATGGCTTCAGCAAGATTCTGGGTGCGGAAGTTCCCGCTGCTCAGATCCTCGACGCTGGCGGTGCGGCTCCGTCCAAGAAGCTGTACTACGACGCCAAACGTCTCGTGCCGAGTCGCTACCGAGCGGCCAAACCCAACTACGTTTGGATCGTGCCGAGCGGTCCTGCGGATAAGTGGTCTCTCGACTGGAGCGACCGCGAAACTGCGGGCGGCGATGCAGCGATGCGGTTCAACAACCTCAAGTCGCGGATGCAGCCGGGACCGTGGGGCATTCCGATGTTGGAAGTCCCTCTCATGCCCGAGAATCTGTCGTTCGGCACTGCCGGGACGGACGGGAGCGAGATTTGGCTGACTCCGCTCAAGAACCTCGTCTACTTCGTGAAGCGTGACATCACAATCGAGTTCGACCGACAACCGCGAGCCGACGTTTGGGAAGTGACGATCCACTTCCGCGTGGACTTCGAAGTCGAAGAACCCGAAATGGTCGTCATCATTCAGAACGTCAGCATGAGTGGATCGGACTACACGGGCTAACCCGTCTTTCGATTCGCCAAGCAGGGGTTCCTACCTATCCGAACCTTCAAGGGCTCGGCGGGGTTTATCCCTGTCGAGCCCTTTGCTTTAGGAGTTCGAAGTGGACGGGTTTCGGCACATTACGAAAGCGTCGGAGCCCTTAGTTGAACTGCCGGATGATTGGTCTTGCAAACGGATCTGTCTGAGGTTCACTGGAGGAATCGGCGATGTGCTCATGGCAATCGGCGGGACAGCGAAAATGCTGAAGTCCCGCGAGTGCCATGTGACTGCTGCCGTTATGCCTCACATTCGCGGACTTGCGAAGCAACTGATCGGCGTAGATGACACGATTGAAACCACCGCTCTCAACTCTCCCGAGACACGTTTCAGCTTCGACATTGTCATCGAATTCAAGCGTGTGTTGAACCACATGCGATCATTGCGTGCGGAGGACTATTACAAACTCATCAGCGAACGTGTAGGGCGTACGGTCGAACCCGGGCAACTGCGGATCGAATACGCTCCGGAATTCCACGAGAACGCTCAAGTGATCGCGTTGCATCCTGGGGCGTCGAATCCAAACCGTCGCTGGAGTGAGGAACGTTGGGAAGAACTAGCCACGAAGTTGGTCGCTCGCGGGCTATTTGTAATCTGGTTGGGACCGAAGGATGAGTTTGGATTCACGAATGAACGGATGTTCAAGGCAAGCGACAAATCGGATTGTCTCGTGGATCAATCGAAACTATTAGCAAGCAGTCATTTTTTCATAGGAAACGATTCTGGTTTCTGTCACGTAGCGGGTTTGTTGGGCGTGCCAGGGTGTGTCATTTTTTCGGCGACTCATCCCGACACTGTCATCAAGCATTATCCGCTATTAACAGGGGTGCACGCGTTTGATAAGTTGGGGATCGAACCGACACGGAGCCTCGATGTTAAAGATTCCGTCTCGTTGTGGGCAGCTGACTCGGTGCTAGTTGACGAGGTTTTGAATTCAACACCTTACGGCGATTGGCCCGAAGTCGTGAAACCGCCAAGCGGTGAACGACACGCGACACGACATACACTGTTGGCATTGGAGCCGACGACACTGAAGGCCGCAAGCTACTTGGATGATTTGGAGGAATTTATCGGCATTCATCGTTTTCCGACACTTCCGGACGACTGGAGCGGATTCGACGCAGTAGTCACGGTGGATGTTCCGAATACAACACTATTCAACGGTGAACCGTGGAAGCCGAACGTTTACCTGTCGACGGCACAACCCATCGAAGTTGCTCGGCGAATGATTCGCGAAGTCATAAATTCCGAGGATGTGCAATGAGTGACGCAGCTGCAAATACAAATGATTCGGTATTCTCCAAAGAGGCTTGTGACAATCGCCACAAGGAACTGGAGAAAACGATGGCAACCCGACACACTTTCAATAAGTGGATGTTGAGTATCATCCTTGGCATGATGACGCTGTTCGTCGCGGGGGCGGGCGTGTCTGTATTCAAGGGTGGCGTTGCTCACGATAAAGCGACCAGTGTCGAATACAAATTGGAAGCAAGCAAGGAGGTTTTGTCTCAACAAATAACCTCCGTTAAGGAAGACGTGACTGAGATCAAGGAAGACATGGCAAAACAAACTCGCATGATTGAGGAAATCTGGCGAAACGGAAAACATCC